CGGGTGAATTGATCCTCGCCCTGCTGCTGCACATCCATCATCAGCACATCGTTGCTGCCCCAATAGTCTCTCCAGTCACTCTCCACCAGACTGCAACGTCTGTTGCTGCGACCTTTGAGAGGTGGACGAGATTTTTTGAACTGTGCCAGCTTCTTGCCCACATACTTGCGACCTGTGACAAGATTGGTGATCAGATACACAAATCCCACTGTGCCTTCCGGCAGAGAATCTATGGGTTGGTCTTGATACATCCATGGCATACTGGTACTTACTGTGACATGATTTTCTCTGCAGCAGTCTTGAATATTGTGAATATTTTGGCAGTGACAGAAATATTTTGGTACCAAAAGGAGAAAGAAATTTTTTGTGCCGCAGCTTTGTACTTCGTACAAACTGTAGCGTCTACCGCAGCGGCTGCGCCGTGCTACTGGCTGCGATTCTTCTCTTTGTGCTGTTTGTATTCGCGAGCAATCTCCGCTCGGCGTGTGCGACTGAGTTTGCGTATCTCACTCAGCCATTTGCGTGAATGTATTTTGCTTTGACGACTGGGTCTTTTGGCAAACTTTTCATTGTATTTGAAATAGTTCATGTAGGCTTTGGTCAACTGATCGTGTGTGTCGTCCATAAATCCTTTTAAATTTCATGCACTTCCACAGCATTGCTGTAGGAAGTGAATCCATTTTCTTTGATTACTTTCAATGTGTTGTTTACTCTGCCCATTAATTCATCTTTGTGACTGATTAGATATATGCTCTTGCCTCGTTCTCTGCTCATGCGTTTCAATATGGCCAAGGATGATTCCACACCTGCTGTGTCCAAACCAGAATCTATCAATTCATCTATGAACAACAGGTTGATATCCTGATACAAACTCTCCCAAACATCGCGGAAAGCAAAGCTCAATCCCAATATCAATCTATTACGTTCACCTCTGCTCAAATTATCAAAGTCCAAATCCTGACCCAATAGAGTGATTTCCACACTCAAATCGTTTTTGAATATGACTGTGTGTGGCAAGCCCAGTGCTGTGAGATAGTGTGTTAATCTGTTGTTTAAGAATGCCAAATTTTGATCTATGATCTTCTTTCTTATGAAACTGTCCTTGTTGGTCAACAGTTTTAATAAAAATTCTTGATGGTCTTTGAGTGTTTGCAAACGATTCACTTCGCTCCAATCCAATTCTTGCAGTGCTTCTGTGCTCAGCTCTGTGATTTGATCCACATAAGGATTCTGTTCCAATTCTTTGTTTTTCAATGTGGTCTTGTAGGTTTCCAAATACTGTCTGTGTTCATAGGCTTCTTTGATGGTGTCGTAAAATGTATCAGGACGTTGTGCTTGTGCGCCCAGCAATTTGACTGCTTCTTCTATCACAGCAATTTCATCCACAATGCTCATGTTGTAATTCACAGCATCACCATACTCTTCTTCCAGTTTCAATTGTATTTCACAAAATTTATCGTTGTGCAATTCCTGACCACATGCATAACAAGAAGAGTTGTCATGCAAATTATCCAAATCCTGTCCTACTTTTTTGACTGTTTTGTCTGATTGCAACAGTGTTATTTCCAAACTGCTCTTGTCCTTTTGTAATTGTTTTAGTTCATTATTGAATTTGGTCCATTCTTCCAACTGTTGATGCGACACCAGTTCTTGTTCAATGTTAACTGCTTCCAACTCTGTGATGGACTTTTTAAGTTTTTCAACGTCTAAATTTTTTTGTGTGTTCCAAATTTTTTCTTTGTTGCTCAATGAATTGATGGTCTCTTTGATCTTCTCATTGCTCATCTTTAGACCTTCCAAACGAGCATTCTCCATGGCTGTGTCTTCTTTGCTGACTCTGATCTTGTCTTTGAGCAATTCTGCTTTCTCGCTCAGCAGTGTGATACCCAGCAATTGTTCAATGATATCTTTCTGATCGCTGGCACTCATGCTTAAAAACGGTTCAGTGTAAGTGTTCAATGCCAATATGTGTTTGAACATGGAATGTGATAATCCCAACATGTGATTGATAGCAGCCTGTGTCATACGACTGTCTCCTTGGCTCTCATCAGTGATCTCTTGTTCACTGTCATTGATAAAGTATCTCAGTGTATTGGGACGTCTGCCCCTTTCAATACGATATTTTATACCATCTTTCTCAAAAGTTAATGTGACCAACATGTTTTTGTTGTTGGTCTTGTTGACTAAATTTTCTCTGCGTATTTTTGTGAGTGCTTCACCAAACAAACCATAGCTCAATGCATTGATCAATGTGGTTTTACCAGTGCCGTTTCTGCTGCCAGCATCATCTCCACCTTGATCCAAATTCTCTCCCAACACCAGTGTGAGTCTTTGATTGTCAAAATCCACTCCTTGGGTTTGATTGCCCACACTCATGAAATTTTTAACTGTGAGACTCTTAATTTTTATCATTGTAGATCTCTGTAAATTTCCAGCAGTGTATTTTTGTTGTAACTGTCTGATTCTATGGCATTGATTTCTTTGCTGACTATTTCATCCACAGATTCAAAACGAGTAATGTCCAATGTGCTGGTCATTTCATCGTCTTTTTTGCCTGGAATTAATACAATCTCTCTGCAGTTGTAATCTTTTATAAAAGTTTCTTTGATAAAGCTGGCTTCTTCATAGCTAATGTCTATGTCCAGTGTAACTTGCAAATGCATTTTGGGTTTGATAATATTTTTGGCATCATTCAATAGCTCGCCGAGATTAACTTTTAGATATCTGGGACAATTGAACCAGTTGATATATCTGGGAGTGCCACCATGTTCCATAATCATCATGCCTCGTTGATCATCATTCACATCAGCATAGTTGTGTGGCATGGGATTGCCTATGTAATGTATATTTTTTGCTGTTTGACGTTTGTGAAAATGTCCTGTGAACACATATTCTTGACCCACAAAGTCACCAGTCTGTATCAATCCAGTGTCTGGCATCTCTATCATGGCATTCATTAAGAAGTGTGGTAATTCAAAATGACCAAACATGTATCTACTTTTGATTTTTTTAATTTGTTTGTATTCATCACCCACCAACCAAGGCACCAAAGTAACATCATCTATGGTGGTGGTCTCTGTGACCACAGTGATGCCTGGAATAAATCTAGCAAACTCCACTGAATGAATATCTCGTTTGTCTTTGTAATATAAATCGTGATTACCAGGAAAGAAATAAAACTTTTCAAATGCTTTGCCCAGTTTTTCCAAACATTTGATAGAAACATCCATGGTCATCAAGTTTAATGAATTTCTATTGTGATGCCAATCGCCACAGAATATGCCTGTTTCGCAATTGTTTTGTTTGGCTTGATCAATAAACCAATCCACAAATTCTTCACAGTCTTGATTGTGTATCACACTGTTGCTTTTTAAACCAAAGTGTATGTCAGTGAACACTGCTGCTTTTTTAAACATTCAAATATCTTCCTTTAAATTGATATTGTAAGGCAAAAACCAAAATAAGTCAATCTTTTAGGATTTCTTTTTAAATTCTCTATCAATGGCTTTGTCGTATGACTCTTTGTTCTGTCTGGTAAAACTAGGCATCATATCATTCATTTCCATAATATCATCTCTGATATTTTGATTTCTTTTTTCAATGTTGATGATTCTCACAAAAGAATTGGTCACTGCTGCTGTGTAGTAAGCAAATGGATTGTTGGACTTTGATTCATCAAATTGCAATCCAATCTGAGTTAGCTGCAGTATGGCCTGTCCTTGCATCTCGTCATTGTAGGTGTAACCTCTCACATTGCCTCGGGTGGCATAACGTTCACACAGTTTCATCCACATCATGGCCAACTTGGCAGTGGGTTTACCACTTACTTTAGTGAACTTGCCATTGTGCAAGCCACCTTCCCAATGACTTTTGCCCACACATGAAAGATTGTCTTTGCTGTCAAACTTCCAGTGTTGGAAGGCAGGAAAGTTTACTTTAACTTTGGAGTCTGCTGAACTCTTGGGATTTTTTTTGCGTCCAGGTTCATTGGGTATGTGATCATAGGTCATCACTCTGAACACCAAATCTTCCTTTTGAATTTTTTTATAGTCCACTTCACACTCAGACAGTTTCACTTTGGGATCCACTGCTTTGCGTCTTTCAAATTCTTCCACTGATAGTCTTTTGGCTCTGACTCTTTTGGCTTCGGCAATGGTTCTCACATTGATCTTTTCCAATGAGGATACAATAGCATCATATCTATGATGTTCATCTTTGAGGTAACTGCAATAGCTGTTCTTGGATTTGTGTATTTCTTCCAACAGATCTTTGTTGTTGAGGTAGTTGATTTTTTTCATCGAATTCCTTTATAATTAGCCTTCAGTATAAACTACCCAGTTAATTTTGTCAATAAATACTTGAGAAAAGATAACCATATGCCAATAGACAGAAACGACAACATAGATCCAGCACTAGCAGTGAACAATTTTTTGGGTGGAGTGGGCAGCACTGCAGCCAACATAGCTGGAAAAGCGGCTGCTTCAGTGCAGGCTTTCACCAATCCTGCCAATCTTGTGTCAAACATCAGATCTAAATTTTTACCAAAAGATGGCATTGCAGGAACCAAAACACTCACTCAGGCCACCACAGCCACCAAACCTGGAGAAAAAGATTGGAGAGTGAAATTAAGTTTGCCTTCACACTTTGTGGGAGAAGCCATGGCACCTTTGACAAAAACCGGAGGTTTGTGTTTTCCCTACACACCTTCCATCATTGTGAGTCACAACGCATCCTACACGCCTATCAATCCTGTACACACAAATTATACCATGAACGCTTACAACAACAGCACAGTGGATCAGATCACAATCAATGCTGATTTTTTTGTGCAGAATGCTTTGGAAGCCAGATACTGGGTGGCAGCTGTTCATTATTTGCGATCAGTGACCAAAATGAAATATGGTGAATCAAGTTCAGATGCTGGATCACCACCACCAGTGGTTTTATTGAATGGCTATGGAGATTTTGTTTTTAAAAATATTCCAGTGATTGTGACTCAGTTTCAATTTGATCTACCTCCGGATGTGGATTATATCAGTTGCACTTTGGAAGTGCCTGAGTTGGAAGGTCAAACAGAACAATACAACACAGCAGCATGGGCACCCACACAAAGTTTGTTGACAGTGACAGTGCAGCCTCAATATTCAAGATCTACCATTTCACAATTCAACATGGATAGTTTTATAAATGGAGAATATATCAAAAAATCTGGAGGATTTATCTAATGGCCACATACAGCATTATGAGTCCTTGGCACAACACAGAAACTGTCAATGAACAATATTTAGGATTGTTAAGCATCAGACCTGTGCCCGAAACCAGCGACGATGTTCTATACACAGTGGAAGTTCAATACACTCACAGACCAGATCTATTGGCCTATGACTTGTATGGATCCACAAAACTTTGGTGGGTATTCTCACAAAGAAATCCTGAAGCATTGAAAGATCCCATCTATGATTTGGTGGCTGATTTAAAAATTTATCTACCTCAAGGTCCTAAATTAAGATCACTATTAGGATTATAAAATGTCCATTATAAAAAATAATGACAACATCTCAGTACAATTCAAAGATGCTGGCGGTAACACCATTCAAAACTTCAACGGAAGAAAAACATACAAGGAACAAAGAGATGAAGATGGCGGCACTTACTATGTGGCTGCAGAGACCAGTCCCAATGTTCAAAAAAATGTATTGCACAAATTCAGCAGTTTCAACACAATTTTCACATTGAGTTGTTTGACTGTGGATGAAATCAACAATCCCTACAGTTTAAGAATCAAAACTCCTGAAAAAGTTATATTGCGAAACGGTGGATCCAGCGCAAGTAAATTTCCCACTCAATATGATAAGCCATTGGATGGCAGCAACTCAGGCACAGCTGCCAGAGAATTTTTCATCACAGATGTGGATATAAACACAGTGATATCACCCAATCCAAAAACCAAACACACCAATGCTTACAAAATAAATTTCACTGTGATAGAACCCTACAGTTTGGGCACATTCATAGAAACTTTAAGAACTGTGGCAGCTTCTTGCGGTCACAAAAATCATACCACTGCTCCTTATTGTTTGATGATGGAATTCAAAGGGTATGATGAAACAGGCAAAATTTATAATGTGGAAGGATCCAAAAGAATAATACCTATCAAAATCGTTCAAATAGATTTTGAAGCCAACCAAGCAGGATCCACCTATGCTTGTCAAGCCACTGCATGGAATGAATTTGCTTTGGATGGAGTTATACAGTCCATCAACACAGATATCACACTGAAAGGCAGCACAGTGCAAGAAATGTTGCAGGTAAGTTTGCAAGATCAACTGAATCAAATCAAAGATAAAAGCAATCAAGACAAAGACCAAAGAAAACACAAAATAGATGATTACATTATAAATTTTCCCACACCAGAAGCATTGCAAAACAGACAAAACACAATCACACCCAGCAGTGATGCAGCAACAGCAGGCAAAATCACACCTAATGAACAACGCAAAGTATTAGTGGGCACCAACACAGATGTTAACAGCACTCCCAAAGGACTGTCTTACAAACAAAACAAAGACTCATTGAATGCCATAGGCGGAGTCAAACTTTTAGTCAGTTCTTCACAAGTGGAAAATGTGGCTCAAAATCTTGGATATGACAAAAACAGCAAAGTTATAGACACTGCTCAAATAGGCAAAGATTTAAACCTTAGAAAATTAAGTTTCAAACAAGGCAGCAATATTGAAAATATCATAAACACAGTGATAACTTTCAGCGAATATGCTGCTAAATCTTTGAACGACAACAGTGGAACATTTAA